AAATGTTATTGATGAGTATAAAAATATACATAAACCAGGTGCACCCAAGGGTGTGGAAGTTAATCTAAAACCTGGTGATATGCTTATATATTCTGGCTGTGAGTTAGAACACTGGAGAGAGCCTTTTCAAGGCAAGTTATGTGGTCAAGTCTTTTTACACTATAATCATGCAGATGGACAGTTTGCAAAGTCCAATTTGTATGATAAAAGACCTATGCTAGGAATAGTCAAATAACGTTGAACATCAACGCAATCTAATATAATCTGGAGATCTATGTTACAAAAGATACCTTTTTTACCAGGAATTAATAAACAATTAACCCCTACGGGAGCCGAGTTTCAGTGGGTAGATTGTGATAATGTAAGGTTTAGATATACCACTCCTGAAAAAATAGGTGGTTGGAAACAGTTAGGTGCAGACAATGTTAGTGGTGCGGCTAGAGGTTTACATCAATTTACAAATAGTGCTGGTCAAAAATATTCTATTATAGGAACCAACAGAGTTTTATACGCTTATTCAGGTGGTGTCTTTTACGACATACATCCAATCAAAACTACAACAACACTTACAAATGCTTTTAGTACAACTAACGGATCAACATCTGTAACAATAAATTTTTCTACTGATCACGGTATTCAAGCTGGTGACATTATTTTATTAGATAATTTTACAGCTATTACAGATTCTGATTATGCAGCTGCAAACTTTGATGACATAAGATTCATGGTTACAACTGTGCCAACAGCGAATACAATCACAATAACAATGCCTTCAGCAGAGTCTGGATCTGGTGGTTCTGAGTCTGGTGGCATTAGAGTTAAACATTACTATCACGTTGGTCCAGATGTACAAGCACAAGGTTTTGGTTGGTCTCTTGGATCTTGGGGTGGACAAGAAATAGGAGCTGCCACAACAACTTTATCTTCAGGTATTACAGATTCTGCAACAAGCATAACATTAAATGATGCATCACAGTTTCCATCTTCAGGAACTAACTACATACAAATAGGGACAGAAGAAATTTCATACACTGGTATATCATCAAATGTTTTATCTGGTGTAACAAGAGGTGTAAGAAACACGACAGCAGCATCTCACTCTGCAGGTGCCACAGTAACAAGCACATCTAATTATGTAGCATGGGGTGAAGCAGCATCTGGTGACTTAATCGTAGATCCTGGTATGTGGTCTATTGATAACTTTGGTGACAAAGCTATTTGTTTAATTGTTGATGGTGAGTGTTTTGAATGGAACTCTGCAGCAACAGACGCAACTTCTTCAAGAGCCACAATTATATCTGGTGCACCAACTGCATCTAGACATATGTTGGTATCTACACCCGATAGACACTTAGTATTCTTTGGTACAGAAACCACAATCGGAACAAAGTCTACTCAAGATGACATGTTCGTAAGATTCTCTTCGGTTGAGGATATTAACACGTACACACCTACAGCAACCAATGACGCTGGTACACAGAGACTGGCCGACGGATCACGGATCATGGGAGCTATTAGAGGTAGAGATTCTATTTATGTTTACACAGATACAGCATTATTCTTAATGCGTTTTGTTGGTCAACCTTTTACATTCTCATTTATACAAGCAGGAACAAACTGTGGACTAGCTGGTAAGAATGCAGTTGTTGAAGTTGATGGTGCAGCTTATTGGTTTTCAGAAAACGGTTTCTTTAAATATGCTGGTAACTTAGAATCACTTACATGTTTAGTAGAAGATTTTGTTTACGACGACATCAACTTAGACTCTGGTAATCAAATGATTAATGCAGGACTAAATAATTTGTTTGGTGAGATTATGTGGTTCTATCCAACATCTTCATCTTCAGTTGTTAACAAAATGGTTTGTTACAATTATCAAGACTCATCTCCACAAAGACCTATATGGACTATAGGCACTTTAGCTAGAACAGCTTGGGCTGATTCAGCTGTATTTGGAAATCCACATGCTTTAGCTTATGATGCAGACGGTGTTGAAGCTGCTACTTCATCAACTTATATTCAAGGAAATACAGACGGTGTATCAACATATTATCAACACGAAACAGGCACAGATCAAATCAAAGGTGGAGCTACAACAGCGATACAAGCTAGTATTACTTCTGGTGATTTTGATATTACACAGGATCGAAGACAAGGCGTAACTCTTAGAGGTGATGGAGAATTTTTAATGAAGATAAGAAGATTTGTGCCAGACTTTGTATCTCAAACAGGTAATACACAAGTCACATTAAACTTACGTAATTTTTCTAATGATACGGCTGCAAGCTCATCACTTGGTCCCTTTACAGTTACTTCATCAACTAGTAAAGTAGATACTAGAGCAAGAGCTAGAGCAGTTGCTCTTAAAATAGAAAACACAAGTTCTGGTCAAGATTGGAAGTTTGGAACTTTTAAATTAGACATACAAGCGGACGGAAGAAGATAATGGCAGCAGCAGAATTATTTGCAGATTTACTCAAACGAGCAGCTATCAATAGAGGGGTTGCTTCTCTTCAAAAAAGAATAGGTCAATATTATTCAGATAGTGATGATGACAATACAGATCAATTTGCATCTAATCAAAGGCAGGGTTTAGGATCTATACTTGGTAGAACTGCAGCTTATGGTTTACTTGGTCCAATACTTGGACCACTAGCTTTTGCTTTGGGTAGCGGAATAATGAGTAGAAGAAATAGAATGAATTTAATGTCTAGTGGAGACCCTAGTAATATAGGTCCTCAAAAAACTTATGGAATTACAAATATAGAAAATATAAAAAATATGGAATTACCAGAGGACTCAGGATCTGCTGCTGGTGCAGGCACAACTGATTATGGAATAACTTCAGGTATAGATTATAGTGATAGTCAATCAGTGGCTGATGCAATCGATAGTTCTACACCAGATGATTTCGGACAGTCAGAAGGTATGGTAGATGGTTGGGAAGATTAAATGGCAAAGATAGTACAAATATTAACAAGACCCAGTGCAGAGTATCGTCAAGATGTTGCTGACGCACAAGTAAGAGACCTTGACGGTGTAATACAAAAATTAAATACAACGTATCAACAAGAATTAAAAGATGAGATGGAAGCTGAAAACTTCTTTATTAATTAATGGCAAATAGTTTTATAAATAAAAAAGCAGACTTAACGACTACAGATCTTACAACTCTGTATACAGTTCCATCGTTTAAGACAGCTGTGGTTAAATCAATTTTAGTATCTGAAGATGCAGGATCTGGAGCTAGTATTACAGTAACTTTAGTAGATGCTTCGTCTAATATATTTAGTTTATTTAAGACTAAATCTATATCTTCTAACACAACAACCGAGTTATTGACTCAACCTCTTGTTATGCAAGAGAGTGAGATACTAAAAGTACAGGCTTCTGACCAGGTAATTATGCCTTCGCTTGATTTGTTCCCTAAAACCAAGTAATGTAGGAAAATCATGAGTATAACAAGATCACAAATAGCAAGAGAATTAATGGCAGAAGGTGGAGCACCTAGACAAGGCTATTTTCTTGGTAAAATAGTAAGAAAAATTAAAGACGATATTATACCTAATGAGCTTAAAAGCCCTTTGGGAGCAGCGGCCACAGCTGCTGCATTAGGTTATGGTGTTAATAAATTTGGTATTCCTGGAACATCGGGAATAGGCACAACAGGAGAGAACATAGGTAAAGGATCTATATCAAATATATTTAAAGGTGTTGGTAATATATTTAGAGGTCCAGATGGTTTTGAAGGAGAAGAAGGTCCAAGACCAACTTACTCTGATCAATTAAAAAAGATACAAGAAAAAGGTGGTGATGCAGTAAACTTTCTTACAAAGAAAAGATTAGGTACAGATAAATCTATTGCAAGTTTATTAATGTCACCAGAAGCATTATCTATAGGTGCTGGATTAGTAGCTGGTGCTTTTTCAAAAAAAGAAGACGACCCATTGTACACGGGTCAAAGTGTAGGATTAAATTTAAGCGACATTAGAAAACTAGCGAACATATCTGATCAAAAAACAGGTGCAGCTATAGGATTAAACTTTTTACCAGATACAAAGTTTAGAAAATTTTCACCAACAGAGATGGCAGCAACATACGCAGCCAATCAACCTGTAGACTTTACAGAACAAAGAGAATCAGCTGAAGAAGGTGGTATGATGGGTGATCAAAAAGACTTCAACAAATTTTTAGAAGATATGAAAAAAAGAGATTATGGTCGTATGCGAGAACAAATATTAAGAGACTACGAAGAGTATATGAGAAGAAAAAGAATGATAAACCAAAGGCCAGAAGTTAAAAATGGTGGGATTATGAAAGAATTTAAAATGGCATCTGCTCCTGCACCTGTAATGGGACCTTTAGACAATAAAATTGAAGGTTTTAATAAAAAAATGGTAGATGAATTTTTACAAGGAAATATTGCAGAGTTCAAAGGTGAAACAGTAAGTGATTTTTATAACAGACCTAATTTTACAGATGTTAGCGCTGTAGTTAAAATTATGGAAATGGGTGGCACTTATGATGATGTTAGAAATGTATTAAAAATAAATATTAGTAATGAAAGAATTGATGATTTAGTAAGATTTAGTAAAGAAGATAAAGTTAGAAAAAAAGGTTCTATGAAAGACGGTGGTATCATGGAACAATTTAAAATGGCATCTGCGCCAGATCCAGCTGCTGAGAGAAATGACTTTTTAGAAATGATGTCAGAAAAATATTATGGAAAACCTTTAAAAGATTTAACTCCTAACGAATTTATGGATTTAGAAGAAGCTTTAGATAATATGGGTATGAAACCAATGCCAAAAGGTAGAACTATGGCAGCAGGCGGTGGTCTTATGAATCTTGGTGGTATGGAAATGGATTTAAGAGGTGGTGGTTTTGTACCAATAGGTGCAAAAGAAAAAGCTGATGATGTACCAGCTAGATTATCTAAAAACGAATTTGTATTTACAGCAGATGCTGTGAGAGCAGCAGGCGGCGGAAGCGTCGACAAAGGTGCTGATAAAATGTACGCAACAATGAAGGCATTAGAAAACAAGGTAGCATAATGGCAGTAACACAACAAATAAACGCTCCAGCAGAATTTATACAAGATCTAGCAAAAGATTATGGAACGCAGCTAGCAGGTCTGACAGCTGTACCAATGGATACTTCACAGTTTGCACCTTCGGTTGCAGCACAAGATCCATTACAAG